ACAATCAAGTGCATGATGATCTCTACTTCCAGTTTCATCTATTGAATAAACATTAAATGTAGAAGTTCCATACCATTCTACTTCTAAATGATCATATTCAAAAACTACTCTTATTTTGCTTTTCATATTATTTACCTTTGTTGTTTAATTAAATAACCTTTTAGGGTATGAATAATAATAAGTAAATACATAAAATGAACTAAAATATTAAATAACTGATTTTATTATCTTATTTCTTTATATCTATATTTTACGCCAATTAAAAAAGGGAAAGGCAAAAAGAGAAAATTATATAAAAGAGAAATAGCTTTAAACATATCCTGGACATTGGACCAAGTTATAAACAACTAACTATTAGATTGTATTTTAGGAATTTAATAGCAACTAAGATTAAACAATAGATGAAACAAAATCATTGGTTGTGTGAGTAATTACTAAGATTAAAAGATCAATAAAAGATCCTATTTATAATCACATCCAATCGTTTGCTTGTTATGCGTTTATAATTCGGTGTGATGTTATTGCAACATTGTGTAATAAATATACAACATTAATTATTAGTAGTGATAATTTATGATTATCAATAGTAATGCCATTATGTTGCAGTGCAAGGGTGATAACTATTTATTATCGGAAATGCAGTGTAGGTTGTATTTGGCGTATTATTGCATCCAATTAATTCTATGCAACAATATAGGTGTTGTATAAATATCACATAATTTCAGATTGAACACCCCCCCTACACCCCCATAAACCGCCGCCATTTTTATTATATATATACATGGGACTTTTTAGGATACCTTTAGCCAGTCAGCCTTCCACAGGATTCCGCCGCACCAAAGTTTCCAAAAACATAAATGGGTATATCCACAAAACAACCCGCACCTTTTTCCTTTGCCTGACCAACCTTAATATAATATTAAAATACCACTAATAGTATATGTTTAAAAACATGCACCAAGATGATGATGACTTTTACAACTCTAACGTCAAAGCAGTTGTATTTATAGAAAAGGATAATTCCATAACTGTTAAGTTCACAGGATTTGAAAGCAAAGAACATTCAGCAATATTTAGTTCTTGGTTAATGATGTTATTGAATATTGAGAATGCAATCATAAATGATGCAAAGTCTAAAGCTATACACTAATGAACAACACTGTAGCGATACACTAATGACACAGATTACAGAAACAGTAATTAACAGTGGAACTGTACAATACAAAATTCCATACTACCCAAGAGAAAAGCAAATAGAACTTCATTTCAATATGAAGAAATATCGCTGGTCGGTATTAGTCTGCCACAGAAGATTTGGTAAAACAGTTTGTATGATTAATCATTTACTTATGTCAGCACTACGTTCTACTAACAAAGCACCCAGATACGCCTATATAGCACCCACATTCAAACAAGCTAAATCAATTGCTTGGGATTATATGAAACAATACACAGCATTAATACCAGGTGTTAAATTCAATGAAACAGAATTACGTTGTGATTTACCGAATGGTTCAAGAATAACTTTATTAGGTTCAGAGAACTCAGATGGATTACGAGGTATCTATTTAGATGGTTGCGTTATTGATGAGTATGCAAACGTACAAGGTAAACTATTTACAGAAATTATTAGACCAGCATTATCAGATAGAAAAGGATGGTGCGTATTTATTGGTACACCACAAGGAACAAATAATAACTTCTATGAACTCTACCAACATGCACAAGGCGATAAAGAATGGTTTAACTATAAAGCTAAAGCATCTGAAACTAAAATAGTTGATCAAGCCGAATTAGACGCTGCGAAAAAAGTAATGGGTGAAAAGAAATACCTACAAGAGTTTGAATGCGATTGGATTGCAAATATAGAAGGCGCTGTTTATGGAGATATTATAACTAAGATGGAAGATGCTAGGCAGTTAACAAGAGTGCCTTATGATCCATCACTACCAGTTTCTACTGCGTGGGATCTAGGTGTATCAGATCATTCAGCAGTTATATTCTTTCAACAAATGGGTAGAGCTATAAACATTATTGATTACTACGAAGAACGTGGTCAAGGATTACCGCATTATATTCAAATGCTACAAAGCAAAGACTATGTTTATAAAGATCATTTTGCACCCCATGATATTGAAGTTACTGATTTTAGTAATGGTAAAACAAGACGTGAGGTTGCTTATCAATTAGGTGTTAATTTTAAAGTAGTTCCTAAGATTCCTTTTGAAGATGGAATCCATGCTACCACAATGTTATTACCTAGATGTTGGATTGATACAGATAGTTGCAAAAAACTAATAGATGCGTTAAGACACTACCATAGGAAGTTTATAGATAAAAACAGAATGTTTAGATCTAAGCCTGTACATGATTGGAGTTCCCACGCTTGTGATGCTATGCGTTACCTTGCAGTTGGAATCCAAGAAATAAATACTAGACAATCTGCACCGCAAAGTGTAGCAGATAGTGATTATAGGATTATATAAATATGGGATTCTTATCGCCGAAAATGCCATCGTTGCCACCAGTGCAACCATTGCCAGAACCACCTTCTACTAAGTTGTCAGAAGAGGAACAGGCAAGAATTAAATCTGAACAAGACGCAATTGAAAGAAGACGTAAAGGTAGAGCAAGTACAATATTAACATCTCCATTAGTTGAAGAAGCAACGACAGAGAAAAAAACTTTATTAGGAATGTAATATGGGTGGTCCAATACCAAATCCTTTTAAATCTCCATCTGCTCCTGCACCACAACCTGTAGCCGCTGCACCAACTACTGCAGAAGTATCTCAGGCTACAACAACTGATATGGATGAAAAAGGAATTAAAAGAAGAAGACGTGGTAGATCTCCAACGATACTAACAGGATCAGCTGGTCTTTCAGAAGGTGCAACTTTAGGCACACCAACTTTATTAGGATAAACAATGGGTGAAACGGATTTAGTAAAAGATCTCTTAAAGAGATTTGGAAAATTAGTAACACAAAGACAAACGTGGGAATCGCATTGGCAAGAAGTTTCAGATTACATGATGCCAAGAAAAGCAGATGTAACTAAAAGAAGATCACCAGGAGATAAACGTTCTGAATTAATATTTGATTCATCACCATTACATGCAGTGGAATTGTTATCTGCATCTCTACATGGTATGTTAACTAATCCATCTACACCTTGGTTCTCATTAAAATTTAAAAATATAGATTTAGTAGATGAAGATGCAGCTAAAGAATGGTTAGAAGATTCAACTGAGAAAATGTATGAAGCATTTAATAGATCTAATTTTCAACAAGAAATATTTGAACTGTATCACGATCTAATTACTTTCGGTACAGCAGCAATGTACATTGAAGAAGATGAAGAAGACATAGTAAGATTTTCTACAAGACACATTGGAGAAGTTTACATTTCAGAAAACAATAAAGGAAAAGTAGATACAGTATTTAGAAAATTTAAACTTACAGCTCGTGCTGCGATTATGCAATTTGGAGAAAAGAATGTTTCTAAAACAACTAGAGGTATTGCATTAAAAGATCCTTATGAAGAAATTACAATTCTTCACGTTGTATATCCAAGAGAGAATTACGATCCTAGAAAAAAAGATAACAAGAATATGCCATTTGCTTCTTGCTATATTGAACCAGAAAACAAACACGAAATATCTCAATCAGGATTTAATGAATTCCCATACGTTGTACCACGTTATTTAAAAGCATCATTTGAAATCTACGGAAGATCTCCTGCTATGACTGCTTTACCAGATGTTAAGATGTTAAATGAAATGTCTAAGACAACTATTAAAGCTGCACAAAAACAAGTTGATCCTCCACTATTGGTTCCTGATGATGGATTTATATTACCAGTAAGAACAGTACCAGGTGGATTAAATTTTTATAGAGCAGGTACTAGAGATAGAATTGAACCATTAAACATTGGTGCAAATAATCCATTAGGTTTAAACATGGAAGAGCAAAGAAGAAATGCAATTAGAGATACGTTTTATGTAAATCAATTAATGATGCAATCTGGACCACAAATGACTGCAACAGAAGTTGTACAACGTAACGAAGAGAAGATGAGATTACTTGGTCCAGTTCTTGGAAGATTACAATCTGAATTATTAAGACCATTAATTGATAGAACTTTTGCAATATTACTTAGAAAAAAATTATTTAGACCAGCACCAGATTTCTTATCAGGTGTAGATATTCAAATTGAATATGTATCACCTTTAGCTAAAGCACAAAGATCTTCTGAACTACAATCTATTATGAGAGCGATTGAAATATTCGGATCACTTGCACAAGTATCTCCAGTATTTGATCATATTAATATTGATAATCTAGTTACACATTTGGCTGATATTGTTGGAGTTCCTGCTAAAGTATTAAATTCTAAATCAGAAGTTAATGCGATTAGACAACAGAAACAACAACAAGCAGATCAACAAATGCAATTGCAACAATTACAACAAGTTGCACAAGCAGGTGGTCAAATAGCTCCACTTGCAAAAGCATTACCTGAGGAGGCACAAGAGTTAATTAGATCTGAATAACAACTGAAAGGAAAATAAATGGAAGACCAAGTAAATAAATTAAAAGAATATTATAAAATAGTTTTTGAATCTGATCATGGCAAGATTGTCATGCAAGATTTAGAAAAGAGATGCCACTATAATGCTACCACTAATGTAAGAGGGGATAGTCATGAAAGTGCATATATGGAGGGACAACGCAGCGTTCTTCTATTTATTAAAAACATGCTGCTTAATGATAAACTAAAAGGAAAATAAATGTCAGAACAAATACAGACAACTGAGGTAACTCAGCCTGTTGCAACTGAAACAACAACACAAACAACCGCAACAGCAACACCAATACTAAGCTCAACACAACAACCAACTCAACCACTTTCTGGTAAGACTTGGAAAGAAGCAATCTCACAAGAGTACAGATCAAATCCAAATATAGAAAAATTTACTGAATTAGATGCACTAGCTAAAAGCTACATCAATGCAGTATCTATGATTGGAACTGATAAGATTCCTCTTCCAGGAAAGTCTGCAACAGATGAACAGTGGAATGAAGTATATAATAAATTAGGCAGACCAGAATCTCCTGATAAATATACTTTAGAACTTAAAACGGATGTTGCTCCTGTTGATGAAAATATAATCAAAGGATTCGCACAGAATGCTCACAAGCTAGGTTTAAATAATAAACAAGCTCAAGGTATTCTAGAGTTTTATAAATCAACATTAGAAGGCTCAGCAAAAGAAATGTCAGTGAATATGGAAGCTGCACAAGCTGAAGCTACTAATGCTTTAAGAGCTGAATGGGGAAGAGCATACGATGACAACTTAAGAAAAGCTGCCAATGTTGCTCAAACTTATTTAGAACCAGAACTTCTTGATACTCAATTAAGAGATGGTACTAGATTAGGTGATAATCCAAAGATTATTAAAGCATTTGCTAATATTGCTAATCTATTATCTGAAGATAAAATTATTGGTACAGAAGCTGATAATGTTCTTCAAGGTAGAGATATTGAAAGAGAAATAGATGAATTAACATCTGATAAACAAGGTGCTTATTGGAATAAAATGCACCCTAACCATAACAAAGTAGTAAATCAGGTGCTTGCATTAAGAGAATTATTGACTCAATAATTTTATTGCAATCAAATCAAAAATACTATATTGCGATTTCTAGGGTGATTTTTAATTAAGTTACCTTAGAAATTGTAAGACAATTCTATTAGAACCTTACATGCCTGTTGGAAAGACAACCGACTAACAGTCGTTAAATGCAAGATAGCCTATCTTTTGGTGGGGAACTTTCTGAAACTAAAACTTAAACTTAACTTAACATAAAGGAAATGACACTATGTCAAATCAAATAACAACTGCTTTTGTACAGCAGTACAGTTCAAACGTACAAATGTTATCTCAGCAAATGGGATCATTACTAAGAGGAGCTGTGGATGTTGAGTCAGTAGTAGGAAAGAATGCGTTCTTTGATCAAGTTGGTAAAACAACTGCTGTTCTAAGAGCTTCTAGACACGCTGATACTCCACAGATTGATACGCCTCACTCTAGAAGACGAGTAAGTCTTGCAGATTACGAGTGGGCTGATCTAATAGACAATGCAGATAAAGTTAGATTATTAATTGATCCAACTTCTTCTTACGCAAAAGCTGCGGCTGCTGCTATGGGAAGAGCGATGGATGATGTAGTAATCACTGCTTTAGGTGGAACATCATACACTGGTGAAACAGGATCTACTTCTGTATCACTTCCATCTGGACAGAAACCATACAGTGCATCTCAAACTGATGGTTTAACTATTGCTAAACTAAGAGAAGCAAAAAAAATATTGGACTTAAACGATGTTGATCCTAGCTTGCCTAGATACTTCGTATGTGGTCCAACTCAAATCAACAATTTATTAGGAACAACTGAAGTTACTTCAAGTGACTTTAACACTGTTAAAGCTCTTGTTCAGGGACAATTAGATTCTTTCTTAGGATTTAAATTCATCGTTTCTAACAGATTGAAATTTGACGCAACTAACACTGACGACAGACTATGTTACGCTTTCACTCAAGATGCTATTAAATTAGCAGTGGGTCAAGATGTTGTAGCGAGAATAGACGAGAGAGCTGATAAATCTTACAGCACTCAAGTTTACTACTCTATGAGCATCGGAGCTACTAGAATGGAAGAAGAAAAAGTTGTGGAAATTGCTTGCGACGAATAATAATTAACAATAGGAGAATAAAATATGTCAAACGCAAATAGTGATCTAGTAACTAATTTTGTTGCTGTTCCTCAAGTATTAAGCTCTGCACAACAATTACATGGTGTGAAAAGAGTTGCAGCTGGAACAATAGCATTAGCAGTTGCTGATCTAGGAGCTAACGATACAGTTATGTTAGCACCAATCCCAAGCAATGCGAGTATTACTTCAATCAAAATCTTCAATGATGATTTAGATTCTAGCACTACAAACACTGCGGATGTTGGTATTTACAAACAAGATTTATCTGTTGTAGATGCTGACGCTTATGCTTCTGCTATTACTACTTTAAGATCTGCTAACACAACAGGTGTGGAAGTGGCTTTTGAAGCTAGAGATATTAACAAATGTGGACAAAAAGTTTGGCAAGATGCTGGACTTTCTTCTGATTCAGGATTGACTTACTTTGTAGGTTTATCTTTCCCAGGAGCTGGCGATACAGCTGGTGATGTTAGCTTTGTTATTGAATACACAGTAAGCTAATTACTACTTTAAATAGTGGGGACTAAAAATCCCCACTATCTACAATGAAGAAAATCAACGAAGTAAAAACCATTTTACATTTCCAAAATAAAGATTATATCTATCGCTATGTTCTAGTTGATAGATTTAAACATACATCAACTGCACATCATGGTTTTGATAAAGACTTAGAACTTACAGAAGCTGAGATCTTTGCATTGGTTAAACCTAGACAATTAAGACGTAAATATATTATAAAGAAAGATTAATGAAAAATTGTTTCATTTGTAATAATAAATTTAAAGATACAACTCATAATAATATAAAAAAATTTTGTTCTAAAGAATGTAGAAACAAAAAATATTATAATTCACCAAAATCAAAAATACTTTTAAAAATAAGACAAGAAAAATATAATAAAACAGAAAAATCAAAATTAAGATCAAAAAAATGGTATGAAACAAAAGGAAAAAAAATTAGAGAACAATATAGAAAAAGTAAAATTGGAAAAATAGTAGTAAAAAATGCTTATAAAAAATGGTCTAAATCAGAACATGGAAGATTATATAATTTAATTAGATCAGCAAATAGAAGAGCATTAAAATTAAAAGCCACTCCAAAATGGAGTAATATAAATAAAATAAAAGAAATTTATAAAAATTGTCCAAAAGGCTATCATGTTGATCACATTATACCATTAAAAGGTAAAAATGTTTCTGGATTACATGTTTATTGGAATTTACAGTATCTTAAATCTAATATAAATATGTCTAAATCCAACAAAATATTAGATAAAAATATATGTTGGTAATATTAAAAAATTAATATATTCAATTATATTAACAAATTATTAATAATTTCATGGCAAGTATAGTAGAAATATGCAATGGTGCTTTAAATCAATTAGGTGCATCTACAATCTTAACACTTACAGAAGATTCTAAAAATGCAAGACTTTGCAATGCTAGATATTTGAATGTAAGAGATGCAGTATTTAGACATCATCCTTGGAACTGTTTATTAAAAAGAGCTCAACTACCAGCTGATACAGAAACACCAGCTTGGGGATTTACAAAACAATTTACATTACCATCAGACTGTTTAAGATTAATTAAAATTTTAGATTACGAATCTGATCACGTTGTAGAAGGTAGAAAAATTTTATCTCACGCATCTTCTATGAAAATATTATACATATCAAGAGTTGAAGATCCTAACGAATACGATCAATTACTAAGAGAAGTTTTAAGTGCTGCGTTAGCTGCTGATATTGCTTATGCAGTAACTTCATCTAATCCAGTAGCTCAGCAAATGTATTCATTGTATCAAGAGAAATTAAAAGATGCTAGATTCGTAGATTCAACAGAAGGATATAATACAGATCAAGAAATGGGTATGGCATCTGTAGTAGATTCAAATACGTTTATTAACTCTAGGTTTTAAAAACCATGGCTAGAGTTGCTGTTCAATTAACAAACTTTACAGGTGGAGAATTATCACCACGTTTAGATGGTAGAAATGATCTAACTAAATACGCATCTGGTTGTAAGACATTACAAAACATGGTTGTTTATCCTCATGGATCTGCAGCTAGAAGACCAGGCACAACATTTGTAGCAGAAGTTAAAACATCATCTGCATTTACAAGATTAATTCCTTTTGAATTTTCAACAACACAAACTTACATTTTAGAATTTGGAAATTTATATATTCGTTTCTATAAAGATAATGGTGCAATATTAGAATCAAGTAAAACTATAACAGGAATTACACAAGCTAACCCTGGTGTTGTTACATCTTCATCGCATGGTTTTGCTAATGGAGATACAGTTGTTATTTCTGGTGTTGTGGGAATGACACAAGTAAATGGTAAAAGATTTAAAGTTGCAAGTGTTGCAACAAATACATTTCAATTACAAGATATAGATGGCAACAATGTTAATACATCTTCTTACACTGCTTATACATCAGGTGGAGTTGCAAATAGAGTTTATACATTAACAACAACTTACGAAACTGCAGATCTACCAGATTTAAAATTTGCTCAATCAGCTGACGTTATGTACATTTGTCATCCTGATTTTCCACCAAGAAAATTATCAAGAACTGGTCATACCTCTTGGACTATTACAGATGTTGATTTTTCTAATGGACCATTCTTAGATCATAATATTACAACAACAACAATGACACCATCACATAAAAACGTTGGTGATACTGTTACAGCAACATTCTCAGCAGTTACTGGTATTAATGATGGTAATGGTTTTACATCTGCTGATATTGGAAGAATAGTTCATTTTAATACTGGTCATTTTGAAATTACATCTATTACATCTACAACAGTAGTTGTTGGAACTGTTATTAAAGATTTAGGTAAGACCACTGCAGATACTGACTGGGCTTTAGGTGCGTGGTCAGAATATACAGGTTATCCTTCTTGCGTAACTTTCTATGAACAAAGATTAGTATTTGCAGGAACTGAACATCAACCACAAACTTTATTCTTTTCTAAATCAGGTGATTATGAAAACATGGATGATAATTATCATGGTACAGTAGCTGATGATGATGCAATCATTTATACAATCGCTTCTAACCAAGTTAATGCAATTAGATTTTTATCTGCAACACGAACACTAATCGTTGGCACAGTAGGTGGAGAATTTTCAGTATCAGGTGGTGGTACAGATGATCCTGTAACTCCAACAAACATTCTTATTAAAAAACAATCTAACCATGGTTGTGCAAATATAGATGCTATACCAGTAGGTAACGTAACTCTGTTTTTGCAACGTGCTAAAAGAAAGATTAGAGAACTAGCTTATAACTTTGATGTTGATGGTTATGTTGCTCCTGACATGACTATTCTTGCTGAACATATTTCAGAATCTGGAATTAACTCTATGTCTTATCAACAAGAACCTAATCAAGTTATTTGGTGTGTTAGATCAGATGGAAGATTAGTTGGTTTAACTTATCAAAGAGAACAACAAGTTGTTGCTTGGCATCAACATATATTTGGTGGTGCATTTGGAAATGGTATTGCAGTATGCGAATCTATAGCTACTATTCCAACAGATGATAAAGAATATCAAACATGGGTTGTTATCAAAAGAACAATCAATGGTGTAACAAGACGTTATGTTGAATACATCAATCAATTTGATTTTAATGAAACAGATAATACAGAATTTAATTTCTTAGATTCACAACTTGCTTACTCTGGATCTGCAACTACTACAATTACAGGATTAGATCATCTTGAGGGACAAGTTGTATCTGTTCTTGCAAATGGTGCAACACATCCAGACAGAACTGTATCTGGTGGATCTATTACTTTAGCAAGATCATCTACTAAAGTTAAAGTTGGATTAAAATATACATCACTATTACAAACTATGAGATTAGATGCTGGAGCTCAAAATGGTACATCTCAAGCTAAAACAAAAAGAATATTTAATATCTCTATTAGATTATATGAATCTATTGGTGTTGAAGTTGGTCCAGATTTAAACAATATGGAAGCTATACCATTTAGATCTTCTGCTAATCCTATGGATCAAGCTATACCAGTATTTACAGGTGATAAAGAAGTAGAGTTTAGAGGCAACTATGAAACTGATGGTTTTATATATGTACGTCAAACTCAACCTTTACCTTTAACAATTTTATCGTTATACCCAGAATTAATAACAAATGACTAATAGATTAATTATAATTCCTTATATTTCAGATCATGGTAAAATAATCATGGAATCCCAAATGAACCACATGCTTACTCAAAGAGATGCTGAGTTTATTAAAAAAGATAATAATGTTGAATGTATGAGTTTAGAACAAGATGGTTTAGCATTTACAGGATTAATTAATAATGAAGTTATTGCATCAGCTGGTATGAAAAGAGTATGGGGTAATGTAGCTGAGGGTTGGTTTCTTGGTAAAAATGATGTATGGAATCATCCAATAACAATTGCGAAAGCAGTTAAACAAAATTTAGATCATTTAGCTAAAACAAATAATATTAAAAGATTACAAACTGCAGTTCGTGCAGACTTTGGAATTGGAATTAGATTTGCTAAATGGTTAGGATTTACTAATGAAGGATTAATGAAGCACTACGGATTTGATGGTAGCGATCATTATAGATTTGCGAGGATTTACTAATGGCACAGGCAATACCTTTTGTACAATTAGGCTTTCAAGTAGTTCAAGCTAAAAATCAAAGTGCAGCTGGAAAATATAATCAACAAGTTTATAATAGAAATGCACAGATAGCTGAACAAGAAGCAGCACAAATAGAAAAACAAAATGAAGTTGATTTACAAAGATTTGATCAAAAATTTTCACAACTTCAGGGACAAACTAAAACTAGAATTTTAACATCTGGTGCAGATTTATCTGGATCTGGATTAAGAATATTACATAATAATGATACACAAGCACAATTAGAAAGAAACACAATTACTTACAATTCTAAAATAGCACAACAATCTAAATTTAATGAAGCTAACTTTGCGAGAATACAAGGTGGAGTTGCTAGACAACAAGGTAGAGCAGCAGCTTTAGGAACATTAGCTAGTGCCGCTTTTTCTTTTGGTCAATCAAAACCTGGTCAAACATTACTAGGAAGTGTACCTAACCCATTCGCTTAAACTATGCCAAAAATACCTACATTTACAGCACAGACAAGAATTACTTCAGATGTTGCTGATATTAAAACTCAATACCAAGCACCTTTAACTGGTGGACCCATTGCTCAATTGATTCCAGCAATGCAAAAATTAAGTGATTATTATGTTGCTCAACAAGATTTAACAGAAAAAGTTGAAGCTAAAAAAGAAACTTTTATTATAAAAGGCGAAGCAGATAAATTTTTAAAACAAGAAGAAAATAATTTTAATGAAACAAATGCTATTCAAAATTTTTCTAATAAATGGGAACAATTAACAAAACAAAAATTATCTAATATTTCTAATCTTGGCGTAAGAGAAAGAATAAAACAAAATTTAGATCTTGAGTATGGTGATTACATTTACAATATTAAAAAACAATCATTCAAAGCATTAGAAACTGAAAGCACAAATACTTACAATACTGAACAAAATACTTTAGCTGCTAAGTATCAAACTTATAAAGACAATCCTATTATTAAAGCACAAGTTAAAACACAAATGTTAGACAATGCAACTGACTTTGTTAAGTCTATGCAATTATCTCCAATAGATGAAATTAATAAAAGAAATGCTGTTGAACGTGATTTGTTTTTATTAGATTTAGATTCAGTTATTGGAACTACAAATGCTAAAGAAAACTTTGCTAAGATGGATGAAGCATTTGGTGCTACAAGATTTGTTAAAGATGATGAATTATCAAAAGCATTATTTATTACTTATAAAGAAAAGATTTCTAAGATTGCAGTTAAAGGAGATCCTAATTCTGATTACGATAGAGCAATACAGATAGCAAATGAATTTGAAACATTACAAAGAGCTAATGGTAAAAAAGTATTAACAGGAAAACAACAAAGCGATTGGAGTGATTTTAAACAAAATTTATTATCAGAATCTATAGCACATGATGAAATTAGAACTAAAGTTGTTAGAGGAACAGAGGTTAATGAATATAGTGTTGCTCAAAAAGATATATTACAAAAAACATTTTATAATGCCATTGTTCCAGATTTATCTGGTCAAAGAAATAAAACTTTAGCAACAGAATCTGGTTTTGAATATGATCAAAGACTTAATCAATTCTTAGCTGCTAATCCTTCTGCTTCTGTATTAGAGAAAAAATTATATGCAAAAGAATTATCAACTTTATTAATTGATAAATATAGAGATGCAGATATTGCAAACATTACAACATTTGATTTACAGAAAAACAAATTTAATATTGTAAGAGAAAAACAACAGATTGCTGATCTTATTACATCTTATAATTTAGATCCTACTCAACCTAATCAGTTAAAAACATTAGCTAAATTAAATGGATATAAAGATAAAAATGGTAATCCAGATGTTAATGGTTTTTTAAAAGAATATCAAAAAGTTATTCAATCAAGACAGAAGGAATAAATGCCTACTATTGATCCAGCTTTGCAGGAGTTTTTCTCTACACCAGATACTCCTAATAAAAATATAAACACACCACCTGTTCCTGTTACAGAAACAGTGGCACCAGAACCTAAGCCTACTGGCAAACCTCAACCTGTAGATCCTAATTTATTAAATTTTTTTAATGAAGAAAAAAGAAATTATGAAAAAATACAACCTAAGCAATCTGGTTTAGTTAAAGATCCAAAGGAAGATGATTTTGGTTTTTGGCGTACTGTGGGGGATATGACTTTATCAATTCCACAAGGAGTTGTTAATGCTGTTGAAGAACAAGGAGATTTCTTAGATGAAAATATTGTATCTTTAGGTGGTATTGAATTTGGTGATAAAGATGGAAAATTATCATTCAAAGATTTTATTCCACAATATGTTTCACCAACAAGATGGAAAGAAAAAAGATATTCAGAAGAAAGACAGTTACCATTATTTTATAAACCAAAAACATTAGCTGGTAATATTACTGAAGGAGTTTCAAGATTTGTTACTGGGTTTTATACACCAAACAAATTTCTTAAAGGAGCAGGATTAGTTGGTGGTTTTGGAGTTACAGCATTAAGAGGTATGGCTGCAGGAGCTGTTGCAGATCTTACTGTGTTTGATCCTAACGAAGGAAGATTATCTGATATGTTAGTTGAGTTTGATTCACCAGTATTAAACAATGCTGTTACTCAATATCTTGCTACAGATGTAGAAGATACAGAAATGGAAGGAAGATTAAAAAATGTTTTAGAGGGTATGATTGTTGGAGGTGTTGCAGAAGGAGTTCTGTTTGGTATTAAAGCATTTAAAAAAGCTAAAGCCACACAAAATTTTGATGAAAAGAATGCTATTTATAAAGAAGCTGGTGAGGCAATAAAAGAAGTACAGGCTGGTAACAAAACATCACCTGTTGTTAAAAAAGCAATCGTTGATGGTAATAATGCAATTAATGTAGATGAGCTTACAAAAGAATTTAAAATTGGTGAAAAGACTGCAAAAACAGATTCAGAATCTTTTATTAAAAAAATATTAAATACTAAATCATTTAGAAATGCTGAGCATGTTCTTAAAACAATAGATGATGTTGCAGATCAATTTGATGATGCTACTAAAAACTTTTTAGAAAATGACGTGTTAAGAAATGACGTTGCAGAAGAACTTGCAAAAACATTAGCAAGAAATAAAGATGAAATATTAAGAGCATTACCAAAACAAACTGAAGCTGCTAAACAAGGAACAGTTAGAATGTTAGCATCTAAAATGGTATTGCAAGAAATTGCTAGAAATTTACAAGATACATCTATTAAATATATAGCTCAGTTTGGTGAAAATGAAAAACTTTGGACTAAAGAAGCTAGACAAGAAATTGCTAATTATGCAAATCTAATTCAAAATGTAACTTATTCATTAAAAGAACAAATAAGAGGTGCAGCAAGAGTAACTCAAGCTGGTAGAGTACAAGTTGGTGCAGTAGGTGGTAAAGTTATTGACGCAGAAAAAGCAGCTCAATTTGTAAGATTATATAATTCTAATCCTATTATTCTTGCTAAGAAATTTAGCAAAGGTTCTTTAGATGAGGTTATTCAAAATGCTGGTAAAACTAAATATCAAAAAGCAATAGAAGTATTTAACTCTGCTTATATTAACTCATTACTATCTGGTGTATTTACACAAGCAGTAAACTTAAAAAGTGGATTATATGAAGCACTAATTAGACCAATGGAACAAGTTATTGGTGGTGCTATTGCAAGAGATAAAAAATCAATTCAATTAGGATTTGCTCAGTATCGTGGAATGGTAACATCATTCAAAGATACTTGGAAAGCTGTAGGTATAGCACTAAGACAAGGAGATGCTGTTCTTGATCCACTTGCTAGAACTCAAGATAATTTACAAATTGTTAATGGTAAAACAGTAAGACCAATCAGTGCAGCTAATTTAGGATTTAATGGAAGAGTTGGAACTGCAGTAGATTGGATTGGTAGAGTTGTTGAACTTCCATCAAGATTATTAATTACAAGTGATGAATTTTTAAAACAAGTTAATTACAGAGGAAGATTACTTTCTAATGCTTTAGAAAATACAATGGAACTTGGTTTAGATATTACATCTAAAGAAGGTAAAAAGAATATTGAAAGAATTTTAAAAGAAGGATTTGATGAAAATGGATTAGCAAATATTAAAAATAATCCTATTAATGAAAAAGCATTACAATATGCTAGAGAATCTACATTTACTAATTCATTAACTAATGGTTCTTATTTAAACTGGGGATCTAAGATTGAAAACTTTTTAAGACAATCTCCTGAGTTTAGATTTATTATGCCATTTATTAGAACTCCAACTAACTTATGGAGGCATTTTAGTAATCGTGTTCCAGGTTTTGGTGCTTTAACAAAACAAAATCAAGAGTTATGGAATAGTGGAGATAGACGTGCAAGAGCAGAAGTTTTAGGAAGACAAGCTCTAGGATTCGCTGGAACAATGTATGCACTAGATGTTGCATTAGAATATGTTGAAACTAAAGATGGTATGAGATTACCTAAACTTACAGGTAATGGTCCAGCAAACTTTGATATTAAAAAACAATGGTTATCTCTTGGATGGCAACCTTATTCATTTGCAAGACAAAATTCAGATGGAACAGTAACTTATGTTCAATACAACAGAATGGATCCTCGTTTTTATGTTTTAGGTATTATGGCAGATTTAAAAGAAAATATAGCAAACATTAATGATGAAGATAAATCAGATATATTTGGTTCTGCATTTTTAACAGTATTTAAAAATGTAACTAATAAAACTTATTTAAGAGGATTATCAGATGTGTTTGAAGTTTTAGCTGAACCTACCCCTAAAAACATTTCTCAATTCTTTGGTGGAGTTGTAGGTAATATTATTCCTTTTGTATCATTTAGATCACAAGGAATACCAGGAATATTAGATCCAGATAAAGAAGCACTAGAAACAAGATCATTTATAGATCAGGTTATTGCTAAGACTCCTTTTGCTAAAGGTTACTTAGAAACAAAAAGAGATATATTAACTGGCGAACCTATTGAAAAGAAACCAACAGGATTAGTTATAAATCCAGATGGCGTAGCTTCTTTCTCTTTTTGGTTTATGGGACCAACAATGGTTGGAAAATCATCAGATGTTAAACAAGATCCAGTATCTTATGAAGTTGCAAGACTTAAATTAACACTATCAGCACCAGAAACTAAAAAGTTTAAAGTTGATTTAACTGAATTTAAAAAAGGAGATCAAACTGCTTATGATTATTGGTTAGAACAGGTTGGTAAAGCTAAGGATTTTGATGGCACAACACTTAAACAAAAATTAGAAAATACATTTAAAACATCACAATATAAATCAGCTAAAGAAGGTGATGAAACATTTGATGGTGGTAAAGAGTATATTGTTAAAAGAATATTTGAAGGTTATAAAAAATTAGCTTATGCTAATATGTTACAGAAATATCCAGAAGTTAGAAAAGAAATAGAGAAATCACAAGGATATAAGTATCAAATGCTTACACCTTTAAAAGCTGGTGAAAAACAAATACCAAAAGGTTTAGAATAATAATAGACATAGTGATTAAAATATAATAAAGGAACTTTATGACAATATCTTCAACTACAGTTAAGAATAGTTACGCAGGTGATAATTCTACAACTACGTTTTCATATACATTTAAGATATTCCAAGACTCAGATATTCAAGTAATTATACGTTCAGCTAATGGAACTGAAACAACTAAGACTATTACAACTCACTATACTGTAACAGGTGCAGGTAACGCTGGTGGTGGATCAGTTATATTCACAGCTGGTAATATTCCAACATCAACTCAGACAGTTGTATTAAGACGTAACATTCCACAAACACAATCAATAGATTATATCGCTAACGATCCATTCCCTGCTGAATCTCATGAAGAAGGTTTAGACAGAGCAACAATGGCAATTCAACAATTGCAAGAAGAAGTAACAAGATCTTTAAAATTATCTAAAACAAATACAATGACATCTACTGAGTTTACTGTAGGTGCTACAGATCGTGCTAATAAAATTCTAGCATTTGATACTAATGGCGAATTATCAGTTACACAAGAGCTTGGAACTAACAGAGGTTCATGGAGTGCTGGAGTTACATACAATGCCAGAGATATTGTAAAAGATGGTTCTAACAATAACGTATATCTTTGTAATACAACTCACACATCTACAGGTACAACTCCAATCAGTTCTAATGCTGATGTAGCTAAATGGGATTTAATTGTTGATGCACAATCTGCTACAAACTCAGCTAATGCAGCTGCGAACTCTGCATCTAACAGTTCTAATTTTTCTAACAACTCATCTAATTTTGCTAACGCATCTGCTAATCATGCATCAAATTCTAGTAATTTTGCAAACAATGCTTCTAATTCTGCTAATACAGCTTCAACTTATTTAGCTGATGTAAGTGCTAATGCTAATGCTGCCGCAAATTCTGCTAGCAATGCTTCTAACTTTGCAAACAATTCTAGTAACAGTGCAAACTCAGCATCAAATCATTCTAGTAACTCAAGTAATTTTGCAAACAATTCTAGCAATAGTGCTAACACATCAGCAAACCACGCATCAAATTCTAGCAACTTTGCTAACAATAGTTCTAATAGTGCAAATGCTTCTAGTAATCATTCTGCCAATTCATCTAACTTCGCAAACAACAGTTCAAATCATGCGGCAAACAGCTCAAACTTTGCCAATGCTTCTAGCAATCATGCAAGTAATTCATCTAATCATTCTGCTAATTCTAGTAACTTTGCTAATACATCTAGTAACCATGCAGCTAACTCAAGTAACTTTGCTAATAATTCTAGTAACTTTGCTAACACTGCTAGTAACGCAGCTAATGCGGCAAACAGTGCAAGAGATGCAGCTCTAGCCGCAACAGATAGTTTTGATGATACATATTTAGGTGCTAAAGCAAATGATCCTTCAGTAGATAATGATGGTGATCCTTTAAATGCTGGTGATCTTTACTTTAACACAACATCTAGTGTATTGAAATATTATACAGGTTCTGCTTGGTTAAATGTAGAGGCTACTGATACAAGCACTTTTGCAACAAAAGGTTTTGCTTTAGCTGTTTCTATTGCATTATAATGAAAAATATACTATGGCTTTATTTCGTAAACTCAATAAAGAAATTTAAATAAGGATTTAAATGGCACAAAATTTTAGAAGATACATAGCAAGAAACGTAACAACTTCTGCTAGTACATTATTAACTGCAAATAGTTACGATACAATTATAGGAATATCTATAGCTAACACAACTGCTTCAGCTGTTAATGCTTCAGTATATATTACATCAAGTGCTGCAGATTATTACATAGTAAAAAATGCACCAATTCCAGCAGGATCATCATTACAAGTTATTGATGGTGGTGCTAAATTCGTTCTTGAATCTGGTGATGCACTAAAAGTAATTTCTGACACAGCTACATCTTTAGATGTAATTGTTAGTGCAGTTGACGATATTTCAACATAGGAATAAACAATGCCTTTTATAGGAAATACACCAGCACAAGTTCCTTTAACTTCTGCGGATATAGCTGATGGTATTATAACATCTGCAAAGATTGTAGATGGTACTATTGTCAATGCAGATATAAATGCAAGTGCCGCAATCGCTTCTACAAAATTATCTGGTGTTGGTGCTACTGCTGGACAAGTTATTCAGGTTTTAGGTGCTACCGATTCAACACAAAGAAGTACAACATCAACATCTTTTGTTACTGCTTCAAATACATTATCAGTAACAATTACTCCATCAGCAACTTCTAGTAAATTTGCAATATTTGCTACTCATTATGGTTATACTAATTCTGCTGTTGTTTTTTATACGATTTTTAAAGATTCAACCAATTTAGGTGGTTCAAATGGAATAGGATATATTGATACTTTTAATGCTGCAATAGATGGTGTTGTATCTTATTGTCATTTAGATTCACCAAATACAACTTCTGCAATAACTTACCAATGCTATATGAGAGTTTCTGGTGGAACTGGATATATGGGTTCTACTAATCGTGTAGCACAAATAATAGTAATGGAAATTAAAGGTTAATTATGAAAATAAATATTTGTACTGCAATAACTTCAATAAAAAAAGATGCACAAGTTTCAGTATCAGGAGATGATATTAATACATTAATTTGGCATGATAATAATCCAACAAACATTACTAATCAACAAATACTAGATAAACAATCTGAATTACAATCATTAGAAGATGTTTATGAAAATAGACGTAAAGAATATGGAACTGTTGTATTTCAATTAGATGAGATTTATCATAATGGTTTAGATAGCTGGAAAGCTAGAATAGCTAATATTAAACTTAACAATCCTAAGGAATAGTATGCTGCATTTATGCTTCATGTTGAAATTCCTTGTAAAGACTGTTAATAAAACTATAAGAGGAATTTAGACATGCCACTAACAAAAATACAATCACTAGGAATAACTGATGGCACAATAGTTAATGCCGATATTAATGCTAGTGCTGCAATAGCAACAACCAAATTAGGTGCTGGTGCTGTATTACAAGTTGTTTCAACAACTAAGACTGATACATTTACAACAACATCTACTTCATACACAGATATAACAGGAATGTCAGCTTCAATTACTCCTTCATCTACTAGTAATAAAATTTTAGTTTTAGTAGAAATAAATGGTGGTGCTTTAGACCAAGCATATATTAAGTTAGTAAGAACTTCTACTGATATAAATGTTGGTGCTGCAGCTGGAAGTAGAACTTTAGCTTCAGGTGGTGATATGTATAATTTAGGAACTTCTGGTACAATAAGATGTACTCATTTATCATTTTTAGATAGTCCAAGCACAACATCTAGCACAACATATAAAATTCAAGGAAGAATTATTTCAGCAACTACATTTGCTATTAATCGTTCAACAAATGATGGTGATAGTTCTAATTTAGCAAGAACAGCTTCTAATATTACTTTAATTGAAATAAAAGGTTAATATGACTGATATAATTAAATCAATACTTGCAATTAATCCTAATGCACAAGTTAGTGTTAATGATGAAGATATAAATCAAATAACTTGGTTTAATGGAACTACACCAATTCCTGCAAATGAAATACTTGCTAAGCAACAAGAACTAATTACAGAATATAATTCTAATAAATACCAAAGAGATAGAGCCAAAGACTATCCTTCAATACAAGAGCAACTTGATATGCAGTATTGGGATAAGATTAATGGCACTAATAAATGGCAACAAGCCATCAACGCAGTTAAACAGAAATATCCAAAATAATTTATGTTTATTGAAAACAAATATAAAGTTTGGCATGATAAGATAATTGCTAGAGCTAAGAACAGAACATTAGAAGGATATAAAGAAGTTCACCATATCATTCCTAAAAGCTGTGGTGGTTCAAATGATAAAGATAACCTTGTAGCTTTAACAGCTAGAGAGCATTACATAATTCACATGCTTTTGCCATTCTGCGTAACTAAAAAATATAGATTTAAAATGATTAAAGGTTTTCTTTATATGAATGTAAAACCAAAAAGCACACAAAGATTTTATAAAATTAATTCAAGAATGTATCAAAAGTTTAGAATTGAATATGGTATTTTACATACAGGATTTAAACATACTGAAGAAACAAAAATGAAAATGAGAGGAAAGAAACTTTCAGCAGAAACTAAAGCAAAGATTAAATATGCTAGACAGTTTCAAGTTTATTCAGATAAGCAAAGAAAAAGATATAGTGAAATATATTCTAATTCAATTTGGGTTAATAAAGATAATAAATCTAAAAGAATACAAAAAGAATTAAAGCAAGAATATTTGAATAATGGATATAAACTTGGTAGAGATATGTCTTACATGACTAAAGAATTAAAAAATATATATTCACAAAAAACAAAAGCATATTGGGAAAGGAGAGTAGCATAGTTGTCATATATTGGACGTACTCCCATTGTAGGAAACTTTGTAAAGCTAGATACAATTACTACATCTGCTACAGCTACATACAATTTATTAAATGGTGGAGTTTCTTATTACCCACAATCTGCAAACAACTGCATCGTATCTTTAAATGGTGTTATTCAATCGCCAACTTCAGCTTATACAATATCAGGTTCAACAATCGTATTCTCAGATGCTTTAACTTCATCTGATACAATAGATTTTATTTTAGTATTAGGAGATGTATTAAATTTAGGTACACCTTCTGATAATACTGTATCTTTAGCTAAACTAACTGCTACTGGAACTAAAGATGCTACAACCTTACTAAAAGGTAATAATACTTTTGGACTTGTAACACCAAATAATATTTCAACTGATAATGCACAATTAAGATTTATGGCGGCAACTACTTCAACAACAACCTTGACAACACAAAATGTTTTTTACAAAACAACTTGGAATCAACAATTAATAGATAATTTTAATGAATTTGATCCAACTACTAATTATAGATTTACAGCAAGTGAAGCTGGTACTTATCTTTTTAATTGTTTTTGTTCTTTCAGATTAAATAGCGATCAAGATATAGCATTTTTAGCATATTATAAAAATGGTAGTGCATCATCAAACACAGATGTTTATAAATCAATTATAGGTTCTGCTGATGGTGAATGTTATATGGCTACAGCATATAAAGTTACCTTGGCTGCTACTGATTATATAGAAATATTTGCAAAATGGACTTCATTAGGTTCTAGTAGAGAATTCAATAATGGTGCTATTGGTGGAGAAGCCATTTGGACAGGTTGGAAAATAGCATAAATTATGAAAAATATAGATATTAAAATAAAACTATACACAAACAAGGAAGTAAATTTTTCTAAAGATGTACTATTACAAGACAATTTAGATGGTAAAGGAGTATTCATAGCTGAATGGAATCTTGATATACCTAAACCTACAATGGCACAACTAGATGCCTTTGAAGAACAAGCCAATGAAATTGAAAGACTAAACCTAGTTAAAGCAAATAGAGCAAAAGAATATCCTGACTTTAAAGAATACCTAGATGGTGTTGTTAAAGGTGATAATGCTCAAATACAAAAATACATTAACGATTGTTTAGCAGTTAAAGCTAAATATCCAAAATAATAGATTTAACAATCCTAAAGAATAAGATATAAATACTGTTCATACAACAATGAACATCTTAATAGCAATCCCCTGTTATGGTGGAAATGTTTCTAATCTAACATTCCATTCCATACTAAATACATTACGTTGGTTAAATGATTCTGGACATAATATCAGAGTTGAAACACTTCCAACTGAATCATTAATCAATCGTGCTAGAAATAAATTTGTAACTAAGTTCTTAGATAATAAAGAATTTAATGGAACACACTTATTATTCATTGATGCTGACATAGGTTTCACTATTGATAATCTAAAAAGAATAATAGATTTTAATAAAGAAGTTGTAACCTGCACTTATCCTGTCAAAGGTTTCTATTGGCAGCAATTACTAGATCGTATCAAGAAGAATACAGATATAGATGAAAAATTAATGCGTGATTATTTGTTACAGTTTAATGTTAATCTATATCCTAACACAGAATTTAGAGAAGGATTCGCTCGTGTGAAAGAAAGTGCCACAGGTTTTATGATGATTAAACGTGAAGTGTTTACTACAATCATGAAGAAATTTCCTAATCTTAAATATAAACCAGATTTAAGAACAGGAATAGAAGGATCAGATAATGCTTATGATTTCTTTCCTGTTGGAATATATAAAGAAAAAGATGGTGTTAATAGATTCTTATCTGAAGATTATTACTTCTGTAGATTAGCTGAAGAGTGTGGCTTTGAAATCTGGACAGACTTATCTACGCCTATAAATCATTTAGGATCTACAGAATACTACGGCAAATTCATAGATCAAATAAACAGACGTTAAGTCTTGTAAATATAATATCATATATTATATAGCTGTCATGGCACCATATAATGAACAAGAACTGGAGTTTTTAAATGCTTGATTACAAATCAATCAAAGAATACTTTACTAAGTTTTACGCAGATGCTTTTGAAGATGCTAAGAAGTTTTGGAAAGACTATGCTAAAGCAGTTGAAGAATTCTATAATAAAAATAAATAAATAATAGTTACAAAACAATAAGTTATAAAAAATAATTTTATTTACTTATTATTCAATTAATTCTATTTCCGCACTGCCTAACCAACTAATAGGAGTTTGTGCATGGCAAAGAAAAGTAAGTCTGCAGAAGACATCATATATGAGATCAAAGATTTATTGGATGATCTCCAATTGAAACTTGATCCAGATGATAACTATATCTCTGAAGATGAAGATGATCTAGATGAGGATGAACTTGATCTAGAAGATTCAGAAGAAGAGTAATCCACATAGTATTGGTGGCAGCAATGCCACCTTTACTTGATCCATTATAAATTTTTGTGTAATATATTTATTAATGAATAAAAAAAAACAAAGGGAAATAAATAGATTATATCTTCTGCTGATTTTTGTTTCTTTGCCATGCTAACTCCTATAGTTGGTTTGGCAATGGCGTGATAAGTTTAATTGAATAATAAGTAAATAAAATTATTTTTT